TGATGATGTTGTCGTCGCACGACACGAACGAGTCACGCTGGACGACCCAGACAAGCTCCTTGCATGGGTGGTTAAAGTTCAGCTTGAGCTTGTTGGCCGAGGAGGTGATCGACTCACCACCAGTGAACTGCAGAACATCGATGAGGTACTCGTGCGACACCTGGGCGAACTTGCGGCGCTCGTCCGTGTCGAGGTAGATGTAGTCGACATAGAGCGAGGCGGCGGCGAGACCGCACTGGCCGACGCGGTTGCGGATCGCGTGGGGGTCCGAGGAGTTCGAGTAATCCCAGCAGACATTGTTGAGGGTGTTGAACTCGAGGTTGATGCGGACCTCGTGGTACTGGAGGGCGATCAGCGGCAGAGCAAGACCTGGGTTGCGGCAGAACCAGAACTGCAGCGGGATGTACAGGGTGTACATCGGCGAGCACGAGGTGATGACCTCCGAGGTGAGGGGCTCACCGCCATAGCAGTCGTTGTCGCAAGTCGAGCCACCCTGGTACAGGAGGTTCGTGAGCTCGGGCACATTGCCAACCATCTTGGCATAACCGGCCTGCTTGCCGGCCTCCTGAGTGAGCTCGTTCCAAATGTGAAGCCAGTCACCATACTGCTTGTCGATGCGCTGACCACCGATCTCAATCTCAACATAATCGATGATGTTGTGACCGATCCAGTTGAGCCAACGGAACTGAGCGCCAGAACCGTCCGTCACCTGGAGCTGCACCTGAGGCAGGGTAGCCTGGAGGTACATGCGGTGGATCAAATCACCGTTGCGCTGAATCGTGCAGGTAACCTTCTTGCCAAAGTTCGGGGCGCCGTTAAACGGGTTCTCGATGGACTCCATGGCAAAGTTGGTGTGGCGGCGGTACACCACCTTGAAGAAAGTGATCTGCGGGTTGCCAGTCAGGTACACGTCCTGGGCGCCGTAAGCGACAAGTTGCATAAGGCCTCCTCCGGTCATGGTAGTTTTATACTTAGAGAATACAAAAAAATTTTGGGAAAACACATTTTTTTAGAATTTGGCCGGGATGATTTTTTGATCTAATTTTCATTTTTAGTAAGTAATTATAATATCAAATACATTTCTTTGAAAATATAGCAATTGATTGCATGTTCATCAGTATGAATGCTCGCCATTATGATCAATGATTAGGGTAATAGATCATCAGTCCTCCGTACGCATTTTTCACAGAATTCAAACGCAGTTCAAATACAATCATCCGTTGATAACAGGAGGGGTTTAAAACCACTCCACACATACCGTATAAGTACATTTGATGAGTGACAGTGCGTTTTTCAAAGTAAAGAGTTCAAAGCGAAGTAACCCAGAAGCTCGTACCACGCTCGATGCTATTCATAACCAAAAGGTTCAAACCATGTTGGAAGAAAAAGATAACATTGAAAGATACAAAGAGGAATTATCACACCTTCAAAAGAAGATCAAAGAGGCCACAACGGATATGGAAAGTTGGAGATGGGAACGCGATGCGGAATTGTTAGAGAAGCGGATTCAGTCCATTGAAAATGGAACGGAGGTGATGGATTATTATCTTCGAACAGGTGATATTCTGTATAATTATTACGACATTCAGGACCAAATTCAGCAAGGCACCGCGACATTTACATCGAATAAAGCGAAACCTGGATCTATTTTAGCCATTTTGGAGGAAGTCGCTCAAGAGAAAACGCTTGATAGTGTGCTTGATTCTTTTCAGCTGGATTCCAGCAATGATGGATCGGAGCCGGCCCCTTCCAATGAGAAAAAGAGCTTTCAGCGTCACCAGCTTCTTAATGAATATTTGCATTTGGAGGATCCCGCCATGGGCCGAAGCAATCAGGACGAATATGATGATCCTTGGACTTTATGCGAGCGTTGCGGAAATGAAATGAATATGTGTTTAAATGAGGCCAATCTCACATGCGCAAAATGCGGACACCAGGAATTCATTTTGGTCGATAGCGATAAGCCATCCTACAAGGACCCCCCTCGCGAAATTTGTTATTATGCCTACAAGAAAATTAATCATTTTAATGAATGGCTCGCTCAGTTTCAGGCCAAGGAAAGTACTGAAATTCCCGCCGATATTTACGATGAGATCTTGATTCAACTCAAGAAGGAACGCATCACCAACATGGGATCTCTCAAGCCCACGAAGTTGCGTGAAATTCTTCGAAAGATGAAATGCTCGAAATATTATGAACACATTCCCCATATTATTAATCGGCTCAATGGACAAAATGCGCCGTTCATGTCGCGCGAAGACGAGGAGAAACTGCGTCATATGTTTCGGGAAATTCAACCATCGTTTAAGAAGCATTGCCCGAAGGGCCGGCGCAACTTTTTGTCGTATGGGTATGTCCTTTATAAGTTTTGCGAATTGCTGGAGATGGATGAGTATCTGGCGTGCTTTCCGTTGCTCAAAAATCGCGATAAGTTGTATTTGCAGGATAAGACATGGGAACAGATCTGTTCTGATATGAAATGGGGCTATATAAGAACTGTGTGACGGTACAATTGTGGATTATGAATGCGGCGTTAATACAAATATCGACTAAAATGTAGAAATTTGTATTAATTTGAAAAAGCTATTAGAAAAAGAATAGGGCCTACAAAATAATTCCCTCCTACAACAAATGGCAACCGTGGCCTCCGAATTTATGTACCATTTGGTGGTGAATAACATTGCACCCATCATGGCCTCGAGTCTAACGGGTATCTACACCTCTTATTTTTCAGGAGGGAACCGGCCCACCCCGACGCTGGTTCGGTCCGATGCAGATGATGAGCGCGAACTTGATCAACTACAAATGGATCGCATGCTAAAATGGATGGGGCTCATTTTTGAGGATTCCTTTGAAATGATTGAGACACCCTCTACCCCGCAGCCTCCAATGGATGAAACACATAAAGCATACAAGAAAGAACTCTATAGCATTTACATGACAATCGGTTCGGATTACAAACAGTATCAGCACTGGAAACAATATAATTCGAACATTTGGGTTTTTTCATCGTATCGCAACAAAAATACAAAGGCAATCGCGAAAAAGATTTTGGCGGATGTCCGTCTTTTTCACGAGGGTCTTAAAATGTTTTCGATGTTTGAGAAATTATAATCGGTGTAAAATTGATACCATTCAATATCAGATGCAATTCATACCATGCATTCTCATCTCCGTTATTTGAAGGAGCAGATGACCCATATGACGCACCGACCCACTCTCTTTGAATATTACGCAGCCATCCATTTAACCAAACAGCACAACCGTCCCTTTTATGTCTATCAGGATCTTCCTCTGAGCCATAAACGAAATGCTGGTTTTCCTTTGACGGATAAAGGAATTGATTTAATCGACGAATGTTTTCAGCACATCGTTCAAGTGAAATATTATGGGCCTCATAAGAAAATTCATTATGGTCAGCTGGCGACCTTTCTGGCGACCCCTTTGCTTGTTGGGCGTCGAGATTTGTCCTTGACGCTGGTGCGAACGAATAATTGCAAGATCCATTCGGATATTCAGCGGATTATTGATCGAGGAGACTTAACGGACCTGACGCTTTGTTCTCGGGAGTTTATGAGGACATATAGAGTGTGATCTATGTCATTCTGAATTTAAATCAAAATTATACAATGTCCTAACTGGATATTGGTGTCCATATTGTAAAAAGAAGACAGAAGCAAAGGTGAATACCTTTCTGAAATCACTTGATGGCGAATGGACCACTCAACTTCGCTTTCCCTGGTGTCGCTTTTCAAACACAGGAAATATCATGCCATTTGATTTTGGATCTGTTTCTAAAAAGATTCTAATTGAAGTTGATGGAGCACAACATTTTACACAAATATCCAATTGGAATACTCCTGAAAGCGTTCAAGTAAAAGATAATGAAAAGATTCAATATTGTATCAAAGAAGGATTCTCTATCATTCATATTAGTCAAATTGATATCTGGAATAATACATATGATTGGAAAAAGGTTCTTCAACATGAGATTCAACAATTAGATGGACTAGAGCCTCAGTGTCGATTTATTAGTTCAAAATCAATATATGAAACATACATTTCTAAACTGGATAGTACTATTTGTTACACGATAATCAATCCAACAACATAATATCCTATACTTTGGAGTATATGTTATTTTACAGTTTTTAGAAAACAATCATAGGGAGGGGGTCATTGCACATTTTGATCCAATACAAGAAATGGATTCATGATTATTCAAAAATGGGTACTTACAAACGGGCAGGAAAACCAACGAGATTTGCACCGAGTCCGAAGCCGGCGCCTTGACGTGCCGTAACTCCCACGCTCGGGCTCACAGCATCAAGGATGGCAAACACAACGGCGGCGAGGACAGCGAGGGTAGCGACCTCATCCATCGGGAGGGCCTTCTTGGGGATAAAGATGGCCGCGGCGGCAATCACAAGACCCTCGATCAGATACTTAATAACGCGGTTAACAATTTCAGCAAATCCGTAGCCCATCATGTTTCTATATTCAGTCTCCAGAAAAAAACTCATCTGAACTCGGATGGCTCCAGACAGGGTAATGAGTTTAAAGCATAGCAACACAGAGAATCATAGAGATGAGCGCTTCTGATAAACCCGACACCGTATTGGAAGATTTTCTAGATGAGGACACCGAGATTCCAGGCCAGCGCTATGTGCTCCTCAGTTTTCTGAGTCCGGAGAAAGTGCTCGAAAAGAAGGACCTTTTCTTTTTCAAGCGATTCCTTCATGCCTATGAGGTGGATTGGAAGATCAAGAATCTAGAGAAGTTCCTGGTGGATACCGTAACTCATGTAAATGAGGAGTTGAACGAGCATGCCACGGAGCTCGAGAAGAAGGATCAATTTGAGGCGGCTGCCCTTTGCCGTAAGAATCGCCTGCGTGTAGATGATATCATGACTTCATATGGTTCCTTCGTGCAGAAGAGCAAGGCGGATCTTAACAAGACAAAGATCAACGAGGCCTATGATGATTTCCTGTATTCGCACAAGACCAAGCTAGAGGAGGAGTTCCATGCGCAGAATGACTTTCACACTTCCATTCGCGGTGTGAAAGTACGCGGTGTCTATAGCAATCCGAAGGAGGCAGAGCTCAAGGCGAAGAAGCTCCAGTCGAAGGACAAGTATCACAACATCTTTATGGCAGATGTCGGCAAGTGGACGCCGTGGGATCCTCAGCCGCATGAGGTTCAGGACCAGGAGTATGGTAACGATCAGCTGAATACGCTCATGAAGAAGTACAAGGAGAACGAGGACTCGCGAGAGAAGTTCTTCGAGGAGCGTACCAAGGGGTCGAAGCAGGTGGTGAGTTCATCGGGCCAGTTTGATTCTATGTTTGGCGGTCAGGGTGATTTGGCCTTTCAGCGCAAGGTGGAGAAGGCGGCCGTTTCCGTAGAGAAGGTCGAAAATGAGGTGGTCACACCATCGGAATCATCATCTGAGTCAAAGTAAATATACAATAAAGTAATACAAAAAATAAATAATAGTAACTATTATGAGTTTTTTGTTACGCGTAATATCCAACATAATTCTTGTTGGGATCGCCAAACATTGCCACAGGGACGCATGCCTGTGTCGTTCCATCGCAGAACTGACCCTCAGGGCATGGCACTCCGCTTTCGTTCGGAGAGCGGCAGAGGTAATTGGTGTTGAGGTCGGGGCGCCATGAAGGAAGCTGGGAGGTGCGGCCAATGGCAGGAATATCAGTGACTCCCTGATCGGTGGAATTGCCATCGTAGTCGATCGGACTCATGTAATTGCGAAATCCAGCGACAAAGTGCGGTTCCATGCGATTAACATAACGAACAATCATGGGTAGTAAGGTAACGGCAATAATAAGTAGAACAACCATTGCGCCAATGCCCATTGATTTGGAGTGAGCCATTTTCTAACACAGGGTGAGGTTTTATTAATAACGAGTCGGTGGCGTCATAGGTAGATCGGATAGACAGGGGAGTTCAGGAGGGATATCCGATTTGCAATATCCATTCATACACCGTATGCGTTTTCCAGAGCACGATGGCAAATCCACGCCACAACGACCCGCATCCACAAATGATTCACAAGACCGTAGATTCGCGGCAAAATATATGATCATTCCAAGCAATAGTGCCATAAATATAATACCAGAAAGATGTTTGCTGTATCGATTCATTCTATTAATATTTCTTATTTACATTGATGGCAGGGCCTTTCAGTCGCTGTGAAGTACGGGGATCATACTGATTAATGTCCTCCTCCTCTTTGATACGCGCCAACATCTCAGATTGACGCCACAATTCAGGCGCACCCATCTTAAATTCGCCGTGAATTTCCGCTTTATACCAGAAAATGGTGTCCTCCAATTTATTACTCTGTGTGTTGTTGTTAATCACAAGACATTCGTAATTTTGAGTACACTGATCCATCATTTGACAGAAAAATTCAAAGGATGGAAAGGCAGACCCGTAATTTTCATAGAGACGGCGGCGATTATTCATGTAGGGTTCTCTCAGAATAAATACATAATCCACATTGGTACGAAGAGCGGGCTGAATACCAAGAGGGAACTGCATGGTAATAAGGAAGAAGACCTTGAGCCATCGTCCGTTCATAAATAAATATTTAATATTCTTATCGTGCGTCCATGAATCATCATACATACAATCATCTAAAATCATAAAGGCACGGGGATCAATATTTGATTTGATACCCTTGCCCTCATCTTGCTGAATACGCTGCATGACCAATTTCTGGCGCTTCACAAAGTTCGCCAAAATGACGGGGTTGTACTCGCCATGAATAAACATGGGTGGCACAATCTTTTTAAAGAAACCGTTTGACTCTTCTGTTCCTGAAATAACACAACCCATTGGCATATCTTGATGATGAAATAGCAAATCACGAACAATAGTTGACTTACCAGTACGACGACGACCAATAAAGACTGCGACGGCATCTTGTGGAATGGATTTCATGACAAACTTCCGGAGATTGACATTGAGACCCCCTTGTGACGCCATGATAATTCTAGTACAACAACCCTTTTTTGTCATGAATGTTGTACACGCGTTTCATCGTAAAATTTGAAGATTGGTTTATATCATCTGACATCAAATACAATGGCTACTGGTGTGCGAGAAGCAGGCCTTGATCAATTCTATACCATTCCCGCTATTGCAAAACAATGTATCCAGCATGTGGGCAATCGTTATCGCTGGTCTAACTGGGGATTAGTAGTCGAACCTAGTGCAGGTAATGGCAGCTTTCTTACACAAATACCCACTGAAAAACGCATAGGGATGGATCTTTCCCCACAGCATCCCGATATCATTCGGCAGGATTTCTTTGAGTATATCCCACCTGACATGGATGCTCCCATTTTGGTGATTGGTAATCCTCCCTTTGGTCGAATATGCTCTCTTGCCATCCGGTTCTTTCAACACGCCGCGCAATGGGCGGATGTTATCGCCCTCATTGTTCCACGCACTTTTCGCCGCATCAGTGTTCATAATAAACTACCCCGCTCCCTTCACTTGACCTGGGATGAAGATATCCCTTCGGAGCCCTGTTCCTTTGATCCTCCGATGGCAGCTAAATGCTGCTTTCAAATCTGGGAGAGAAAGTTTCATGCTCGTCCTTTTATCAAATTACCAACGACGCATCCCGACTGGGAGTTCATGGGATTGGGTCCCGCCGATAAAAGAGGTCAGCCAACACCACCTATCGGTGCAGACTTTGCCATTCGAGCCTATGGAGGAGCATGTGGTGAAATCGTAGAGACGGGGTTAGAGCACTTATGTCCTAAAAGTTGGCACTGGATCTCCTCGCGAATTGATCGGACAGTTCTACGCGATCGATTTCAATCACTGAACTATACGGTCAGTCAGGATACCGCTCGACAGAATTCCATCGGTAAGGGCGAGCTGGTCCGACTATACAGTGATACCTTTTCGCATGGTGCGCTTGTGGGCCCGGTTGAGAAGTCTACGAAGGAATGAGATGAGATCCATTCTGAAAGGAATTCAGCGTGATCCCTGTCGAGCGCATGAACTATCGGAAAATGACCGTTCCTCTTTTTCTCATTACACTCACTTGCAACGCTATTTTCCTGCACTTGATCTCTTTACCATCCCTGAATCAGCCCTCTCTCACAAGAACATGGAGCTTCCCACCAAGTACCAAATTCAGGAATGGATCTCACAAGATCGCCCCAAACACTGGAAGGCCAAACGGGCCGTCTATGATCAACCCGATCAAACTGAAGATTGCGAGGTCTTTACCAAAGTAGTCCACCTTCTCAACCCGATCGATATGATCAAGGAGAAATATGTATGCCCCGAGCATCCGCTTCTTCCTCAAAGTGAAAAGACATGGAAGAACACTCTTCTTAAACTTCACAGTCACAACAATCAGGCCTATGTGGATGCCGTCGCCAATTTTGTACTGAGCCGCTTTCGCGAACTTGATCTCACGCCGCATTGTGTGCTTTCGTATGGAACCTTTACGGGGATCAGTAAGATCTATCAGTTCAATATTTCGAATGAATATGACAGTTATCGCCAATGCCGTTGGTTCTGGAAAGGCATGCAGTCACATAGTGCTCGTCTGACCCTCTTGCATCAGAACATGGATGATAAAGAGGCACTTGATGAACTCTACAAGGAAATTACGACATCACCCTTTGAAGATTCGGATTCGGATTCGGAGCTGGAGCCGATTTCGTTCGTGGATCCCCTGGATCAGAGCGACATCGAATCCGTGGAATCGATCACCTTTGATAACATCGAAGAAGAGGCGGAGAATGGATCGGATATTTTTGAGATCAATAAAAAAATCCTGAAACAAACAGCCGAGGATTCTGATTTTGATGTTCCGTCTGACGCGGAGTCCCTATCAGAGTCTCAATCCGGTTCAGAGTCTGGATCTGGCTCAGAGTCTGGCTCAGATTCGATGGATGGTAATTTTGACATTTGCCTCGAGATTCCAAACATGCCAATCATTTTGATCGCACAAGAGGCGCAAGAGGGTGTCATGGATGATTTGCTGGATGAGGATGAAATCGATGGGTGCAAACGCGGCAGCGCCGCATGGGAAGCGAGATGGATCGCCTGGCTGTTTCAAGTCATTTCCGTACTAACTTTTCTTCAGAGCTCCATTTGTTTCACTCACAATGATCTCCACTCCAATAATATTTTGTGGAGAAAAACGGACAAGGCCTTCTTATTTTACAAAAAGAAGGATGGAACCATGTGGAAAGTGCCGACCTATGGAAAGATTTTCACGATCATTGATTTTGGTCGCTCCATTTTTCGATTGGGAAAGCATCTCTGGGTATCGGATGATCACTGGCCGGATCAGGATGCGGGAGATCAATATAATTTCGGGCCCTTCTTCGATCACCATAAACCGAAAGTGGTCCCCAATCCCTCCTTTGATCTGTGCCGCCTCTCGGTCAGTCTTATCGATGGTCTCTTTCTTGATCCGCCCTCGAAGAAGAAAGGAAAAAATGTCGCCATTCTGAGCCAAGAGGATTCCTGGAAGGTGTATGAAACGAAGTCGCCGCTCTATAATTTACTGTGGAGCTGGACGGTAAATGATGCGGGCCAGACCATCTATGAGGATCGCCATGGAGAAGAGAAATATGAGGGATTTGAACTCTATATCCGTATTGCGCAAGATGTTCATCGAGCCGTGCCAAAAGAGCAACTTCCGCATGCCGTGTTTCAGAACTTCATATGGACGGGTGTGACGGAGGAAACGATTTATTCACTTGGTGTCTAACAGCGTCTAACAGCGGCTAACTTGTATATGATAGTAATTCGTATTTCTATCATATACAAATGATTGTACAATTAATTGGTACCGCAGCATGCATTATCTGAAGCGGGGAGGGGCTCACAAGGGCAACCATTGCTGACCGTCGTGCAACCTCCCATACCTTTGCGGTAATACTTCATTTGACCATTCTTTACATCATTGATGATGGACTGATCCCAGATTCCAAGGGCTGGTGCATATCCTGTATTAGGCTGAATAGGGTTCTGAATGCGATTAATAAAGTTGCCGGATTCGGCTTTCATTTGACGACGCTTCGTAATCAATGATGAATCATAGATCGTCGTTGGCATCTCTATCCCTGACTATCATTTAATTTATCGACCCGCTAGGCGGGGTGGTCCCACTTGTAAATCTTGATCATCGACTAATTCACTTGATAGATATGATATCATGGAGGGGAGCTCCACTTTTGGAAAGACATCGGGGACTAGAACACCCGTAAAAGCAATCAGAATCGCGCCGCTGATAAAATCCTGCAGAAATTGAATGTTACGATACTCTTTGTCCTTGTATTTTGCGCCAACATAGCTCAGAAGAATAAAGACAATTCCGCCCACCAGTATCCATGGGAACCACGACGGCATCATTATTCAGTCCGTGTGAGAAAAACACACGCCTTGCAACCGCGCATACTTTGTATCCACGCACACTTCGTAATCGCGCCTATGACAACACCTCATAGTCATCCGAACCCATTTCTTCATTCTTTGCATCTAGTACATCGAAATCAACCCCATCCATAAGAGAGGATCCACCCTCTTCCATGATTTCAAGAACCGGAGCATCTTTTTCGTTAGCATCTTCTTCTTCGCCCTCCTTCGGATCATAAATCATATCGGAATCATGTGGGTGATCCGAATCAAATACTGCATCAAATTGCCCGAAACGAACGGTAGGCTTATCATCAATGATAATGGTCTGTTGCTCTGTCGGTTTCTCTTCAACGGGTGCCATAACGGGTACAACAGGCAGCTCTTCCTTTGGCTCCTCCTTCTTTGGCTCCTCTGCCGTAATGCTAACAGCTGGAGGAACAGTTAGCTCATCCTTCTTTTCGGGCTCATCATCACTATCCTCCTCTGTAACATCCTGATTCACAAAATCCTTCAAAATGGACTTGACGGGGACCATGCTGCGCACGGCCTGCAAAACGCCATCGTTTAGAATCGTCTCAATGTTTCGATAGTTCTGCTGCTTCTCGATACCCGAAATACCATCACGAAAGAGATAAGTGGAACTCCACAGCAATTTCGATGTCTCGCACAGAACCTTGAAGAGAAAATGTTCTACTTTAGGAATGTTGATCTCCACCTTTTTCTGGTGGGAGGACAGACGAATGGCCGTTAGCACTTTCGTATGGGCAATGAAAACCGCCGTAAGAAGATCCTCCAAGTAGTCACATCCCGAATTGGTATGAATAATATGAATTTCTTGATTCACACGCTCCATATTCCAGTCATGAATGTCGTTCAAATAATTCTGGAATTGCCAGAGTCCCTTCTTTGGCTCATTGACCATGGCCTGCTTGGCTTTCTCCAACAAATCAACAAAGAATTGAAAATAAGCGGGAACCAAGAAGACACATAGCTGTTTAGTGTACTCTGTTCGCGCATCCGAGTAGACAGATAGCACGGAATCACGATTCATTCTTCTTCCTTTGGCGTTGTTGTAGCGACCTTATCGAACGCATGGGTACGACGATGCAATGCACTCCCCAAAAATGCCCATAACGACCCTGCCCGTTCCATACAGGCACCGTAGTCTTTTAGAATGCGCTCATCAGACAACAGAGAATGAATAAAGGTATCGGGATGATATCCACGCTGAATATAAGAGATCAGCTGATCGGCCGAAAGGGTGGATAATTCGCTTCGTTCTTGCCGACGATGTGCAAGGGTTGTCTTCCATGTTTCAGGATAGTGAAGTTGAAGCATGGTACATTGTATGGCACGGCGATAGGAATACTCATTGGGTTCAAGATACTCCTTGATATCTGATGCACTCACGCCATGAAAGGAGGAGAGATAGGTCTCCAGATCCGGCCAGGAGGGAGGAGGGATCTTCTTAATTTTGCATCGCGATCGAATAGGCTCTTGAAGGCGGCCGGCATCGCGACACTCCAAAATGAAAAGTACATCCGAGGCGTGCGTCTCCAAAATGCGGCGGAGAAAGGCTTGTGCTTCGGGCGTTAAATCATCGGCACCTTCGAGCCACAAAATGGCGGGTTCGGTGCGGCGCGCCCAAATGTGAAGCTTCTGGCGACCGTCACGAAGAGTACGATCTTTTCGGCAGGGGCAGACAAAGAGTTGTTTGTTGATTTGTTCGGCGTATTTCTGAATCCAGTGGCTTTTTCCGCATCCAGGAGGGCCGGTTAGAATAATGGGAGTAGAGTCCATGCCCCGTTTAACAATTCATCGATGGGAGGGTTTATGTTCTTCGTTTGTGGCCTCCTGTAGATATGCAAAAAAATCACCTTCAGAACTACTGATTATGTATGTTTATTATATTCAAATTATATCAACGACCTTTTCTGCTATAATTCTTTTTATGCCGTGTACGCCGTGTTATTCGCCGACCACCTACAATATCAGACTTTTGTATCTGTGTAGCTACACGACTTGCTTTATTTTCTGCCACAAACTTGGCAGCCTCAGGTTGATATGACTCTCCATTCCATATTTTACGAACTATATTACCCAATATGATTACACCCCCCGTTGCCACCACTGCACCTAGGACATATACTATATCTGTCATTCTATATATATTCTATATTTAGTATATTATACTGGATATAGAAGATCTACCTTCTTGTTTTATGGGCGAAATCCACATGGACCACAAGTTCCTCCACGATGCTTACGACTACGCTTTCCACGATGCTTACGACTACGCTTCATGCTTCGCTTTCCACGACGCATTCTACGCGTGTTACGCTTACCACCATGCGCCACATTCTGCATATTGAGCGGCGCGGGAATACCCGCTGTTGTCGCCCACTCCATGATCTTATTGCTCGGCTGATGTCCCTCCGCCGTAATGGCCGAGACTGGTGCCGGATCAATAGATTCTGCCCCACCCGATCGGCGCTTTCTTGTTCCACACTTGCGTTTTGCCATTCTATTCTACCCTCACAATTAATTGCGACGGGACCGAAGGAAGGATCCCAATAGAATCGCGGAGACGCCAAACACCGCACCTGCCACAAATTGATGATAGTCCCCCCACCATCCCTTCATATAAGCCAATGAGCTTGGAGTAGTTGGTTCCTCTTTGACAGGTACAACAGTTGGTTCCTCTGGATTGTTCTCCATTTACTCATGTATGGATGAAGTTGTTTAAACTCTTCGTGTGCCACGACGCGGACGGGATCGGCGAGTTCGGCGTTTTCCACCCTGTGTAGTTGATGCGTTGGACTTTTGATTCACAAGTGTAGATGAGGTTACAACTGGTTTTGGAGATTGATTTGCTGAATTTGCAGATGTATTTATTGGTTTTGGAGAAGCATTTGCAGAACCATTTTCTGAATCTTTTTTAAATAAGTTAGGAAATCTACTTTTACAAGACTCTGTTTTAGCGCATACAATCAAACCTATTGCTCCTCCAACCACAATACCTGCCCCACTATATATAATAGTATGGAACCATCCTGGTGTTGAATCCCATCCACCTGCAATGGAAGTTAGTCCATCCATATTTCTATATCCGCAGATTATTCCACACGATCCACAATCTCCTCGATCTTCTTTTTCGGGACAGCATGATCATACAAGATTCCCACCAGCAAATTCTCTTTACATAAATAAGTTTGAATGACATGATCAATCTCCGCCTTCGTCACCTTCGCCAAATAAGTTTCATACACTTCTTGAAAGGGAACTTTCGGAGGCTGATTGGTAAGAATGATCTGCGAACCATTATAGCTCGCAATCGCATCGATTGACTGTAAATTTAACAAATAAGAACCTTTCAGACCTCCCTTTGCATGACGCACTTCCTCTGCTGTAACTCCCTTTCGTTGGAGTTCCTCTATCATATGAACAAGAACGGGTAGAACTCCATTACAATCCTCTTGTATGAGTCTTTTTGGATCCGTTAAGACCCGAATCTGAAGATACCCCGCATGTTCATTGAATTCCACATTGCATACAGAAGAATAAGTTAATCCACGCTTAGTACGAAGTGCTGTAAATAATCTTCCACTAAATCCATTCAGGATTTGCTGCAAGACCATCAGCGGATATTTATCAGGAGACTTAACGCTACAAGTGCGAAATCCAATCGCCAAAATGGTTGCTGCTACACCCTTTTTCTGAATGTATCGGATATTCGCCTTTCCTGAACTGATCGGCGCCAATGATAGGGTTGGTGTGGGAAAAGCAAATGGAAGTTGGGGGCATTCTTTCGGTGGTGGGTCCATAAATGCGGTCTTTTTCAACATCGAAATAACCTTCGCAAATGACAAATTACTTACAATGCTACATACCATGTTGGAGGGATGATAAAACCATTTGTACCATTTGAAAATATCCTCATAGGATAAATGCGTGGGCGTAGGGTGATATGAAATGTGATCGATCGGATTCGCATAGGGGCTGCCCTTATAATAAATTGCATCCATGTCATCCGATAGAATATTGATATGACTGTCCTGCCCACGAATCTGTTCCTCAATCACGACCTTCTGCTCTTTGTAGAATTCCTTTTTGGAAAATACAGAATGCAATATCATATCGGACATCAATTTCAAACACATAGGAACATGGGCATCATCACAATTAATATGATAAGTTGTATATCTCTTTTCTGTGTAGGCATTGAAATCCGCTCCAATTTTATTATACTGAACGAGAAGGTTTCTCGCCTCTCGAATGGTCTCTGTTCCTTTAAAACACATATGTTCTACCAAATGCGAGGCACCCCGTATACCATCTGTTTCAAAGATGGAGCCAACATCGCAAAAGACATGAATACTGCTAACTGGAATGGACTGCGAAGATTCTTGATAAATGACTCGAAATCCATTAGAAAATCGATGAGATGTAGGGCAAGACATTCCCTTTATTAGAATCGAATAATTTATGCCTGCGCGGAAAGGT